CAAGGCCGACTTCGTGGCATCCGCTAAGACAGCCAAGCCCATGAAAGCCAAAAAATGAGCACATCATTCCCAGCAATGATTTATAAAAGCCCAGGACAGCAACGCAAGCCTGGTGGTGGCACATACAATTTCGACAGCGTTCAGACGCAAGAAGAACTCGACGCAAAGCTGGCCGCAGGCTGGTTTGAATCGTCTGCCGAGGCTATCGAGGCCGCAGGTGACAACGCTGGTGGCTTCCAAAAGCCAAAGCCAAAGTGGGCAATCAAGCCAATCAAGAAGAAAAAGGCAGCCAAGCCACTTGACTGGCGCGAGCAGGTCAAGGCAAAACCAGCGCCAGCTTCCGAGCCTGAGCCTGAGCCTGAGCCAATCAGCGAAGACGCAGAGCCAACCCGCGAAGAACTTGAGGCCAAGGCTACCGAACTTGGAATTCGCTTTGATGGTCGCACAAAGGACAAAAAACTGGGACAATTGATCCAAGACAGATTGTCTGAGAACACAGGAGAATGACATGGGATGGACAAAGCGCCAATTCGTCGCACAGGCCTTCGAGGAAATTGGCTTGGCATCCTACGTCTTTGATCTGACCCCTGAGCAGTTGCAGTCTGCCCTGCGCAGGCTGGACACCATGATGGCCGCATGGAATGCCCTTGGCATTCGTCTCGGTTACCCACTGCCATCCAATCCACAAGACAGCGATCTGGACGAGCAGACCAATGTGCCCGACAGCTCGAATGAGGCCATCTACACCAACCTCGGCATCAAGTTGGCACCCAGTTATGGGAAGATGGTCATGCCTGACACCAAAATGACAGCCAAGGAGTCGTACAACACGCTCCTGTCACGCGCAGCCATGCCAATGGAGCAACAGATGCCAGGCACAATGCCATCCGGTGCAGGCAACAAGCCCTGGCGCGTTTACGACGACCCATTCTTGCAGCGCCCCTACGATCCAGTCTTGGCCGGTCAAGACGGCCCACTCGAATACAACTGAGGAACCACCAACATGCCACAAATCAACCAACTCTCAAGCATCAGCCAAGTTTCTGGTGCAAACCAGATTCCGGTCTACGACCAGAACAATGGGGATGCTCGGAAAATGTCGGTCAGCGCATTGCTGCAATACTTCCAAGCTACATTCGCAGCCCCTACCGTGGCCACCAACCTGTACGTTCCAGGCACTGGCTTCAATGTGACAGTGCCAACGCCTGTCAGCGAACAACAATGGATGATCTTGCAGCCTGCTGGCACACTGGCCACCGGCACAATCACCCTGCCACTGAACACTGGTGTGCCTGATGGCACCCAAGTGCTGGTGACAAGCACCCAGATCATCACAGCCTTCACGCTGGCGCTCAATGGGGCATCCAATGCATTTGGTGCACCAACCACACTGGCAGCCAATGCATTCTTCACCATGCGTTTCTATCAAGCCACAAATTCGTGGTATCGCATCGCTTAACTTTTAGGAGCAACCACCATGTTTATCCAGCCAAGCCTGACCCAAAACCAAGTCGATGTGATCCTGCCTGTTGGCGAGTACATCAGCATTGGCAACACCGGCAATGAGTCAACCACCGTCCTGTTGCAATCTGTGGCCACAAGCGCACAGTCTTGGAACTACAGCACCATTGGCACGTTGTTCAACACTGCGCAAACCTTTGGCCCCTACACCGAAGACCGCACAATTCGCATTGACAACCGCAATGCCACTGTCGAGTACAGCATTGGCACACAGCCTCAACTGCGCAGCTTCCCTGCACTGGTGCTTGAGAACAAAGGCCCAATTGGACTTGTCGAGCCTGCTGGCACATTCGTGACCCTGACCTACGACAACAACGCAGGCAAAGTTCGTCTGAACAGCGCTGGCGCTCATGGCCTCACAGCAGCAGTGGCAGTTGGTGAAAACGTTTATGTGACATGGTCTGGCGGCACAGGCGTGACAGGTTTATATCCAGTCACAGCACTGGACACTGACACCACCGGCACAGCAGTCACCATTGATCTGGCTTACAAAAGCTCCACCGTGACGATCACCATCGCAGCGCCTGGCGTGGTATCTTGGACAGATCACGGCCTGCGTGTCAACGACACAATCAGATTCACGACCACTGGTGCATTGCCAACTGGCTTGGCCGCTGGCACGACCTACTACGTCAAAACCGTGTTGTCTCCAAACACCTTCACCGTGTCGTCATCCGCAGGCGGTGCAGCCATCACCACAAGCGGAACGCAAAGTGGCGTGCAAACTGCCTTGGTTTGGTACGGCACAGCAGTGGTCGCTGTAGCTAACACAGCGGTTACGCTGGCATCTGTCACTGTGCCAGGCTGGTCAGTCGGCACTGGTGGAGAGATCGAGATTAATGCACTTTTTAGCGTGACCAACAGTGCCAATGCCAAAAACCTGAACATGACTTTTGGTGGAAGCGCAATCTTCACACTGGCCTCAGCCAACGTTGCAAGCGTTTCGGTTCAGAAGAACATCGTTAATCGTGGCGGATCACAAATTGTCTCAAATGCAGTTGCTGCAACTGGCCACGGAGCATCAACAGGTGCTGTCGTGATGCTGACTGTCAACACCACTGTGGATCAGACATTTGCAATCACTGCTCAACCAGCCACTGCAAACGAGTTGGTTCAGCTGGAATACTACAACATGCATATTCTGTTCTGATCATGGCCACCAAAGACAATCGCCTTGCTAACATTGGAGTCGAGGGCTACAACAAGCCCAAGCGCACTCCATCGCATCCGACCAAGAGCCACGTTGTCGTGGCGAAGGTAGGCGACCAAGTGAAAACCATTCGCTTCGGTCAGCAAGGCGTGTCTGGATCACCAAAGAAGGAAGGCGAGTCAAAGACATCCGAGGCTCGTCGAGAATCATTCAAGGCCAGACATGCTGAAAACATTGCCAAGGGCAAGATGAGCGCAGCATATTGGGCCAACAAGGTCAAGTGGTAAGCCATGCAAATCCCAATCCTCAACGGCATCTACGCTGACAACACACCAGAGCTGCGCACTAGTTATCCGGTCAACATGATGCCGGTGCCCAAGAAGTCTGGCATCAGCAACGGATTCCTGCGTCCAGGCGATGGCATCGTGGCCAACGGAACAGGCCCAGGCATTGACCGAGGCGGCATCAACTGGAATGGTGTCTGCTACCGAGTCATGGGCACCAAGTTGGTGACCGTGGCCAGCAATGACACTGTGACAATTCTGGGCGATGTTGGTGGGCCAACCACTGATCTGGTGACAATGGACTATAGCTTCGACTTTCTGGGCATCGCATCCGGTGGCCGTCTTTATTTCTGGAATCCAGCGACCAATACCCTTAATCAAAACACCGATCCAGACCTTGGTGTGGTGCTTGACTTCTGCTGGGTTGACGGCTACTTCATGACGACTGATGGTGCCAATCTTATCGTCACCGAGCTGTCAGACCCCTTGCAAGTTAACCCTTTAAAGTACGGCAGCTCAGAAGTTGACCCAGACCCTGTGGTTGCACTCATCAAGTTGCGCAACGAGGTCTATGCGCTTAACAGCAACACCATTGAGGTATTTGACAACGTTGGTGGAGACCTGTTCCCATTTGCACGCATCGATGGTGCACAAGTCCAAAAAGGCGTACTTGGAACGCATGCATGCTGCATCTACCTTGATCGCATTGCCTTCCTTGGCGGTGGTCGCAACGAAGCTCCATCCATTTACATTGGTGCGGCAGCCACTACCCAGAAACTCAGCACTCAAGAGATTGATAACCTGTTGTTGCAGTACACAGAAGCGCAACTGGTGCGGGTGCAACTTGAAGCACGCAACGACAAGAACCACCAGCACCTATACGTTCACCTGCCAGATCGCACCATCGTCTATGACGCATCAGCATCTGAGGCATTGGGTGAGCCTGTGTGGTTCACGCTGGCCAGCACTGTGGTTGGCTTTGCGCAATACCGCGCACGCAACATGGTTTGGATTTACGACAAGTGGCTGGTGGGCGATCCACAGTCCAGTTCCATTGGATACTTTGTGCAAAGCACTGGTGAGCATTGGGGCCAGCAAGTGCGCTGGGAATTTGGCACACTGATCGTCTACAACGAAAGCAATGGCGCGATCTTCAACGAGCTGGAACTGGTAAGTTTGACCGGCAATGTGGTTCTGGGAACCAATCCACAGATCAGCACCAGCTACAGCGTGGATGGCAAGTCATGGAGCCAAGACCGTTACATTACTGTTGGCACGATCGGAAATACTGTCAAGCGCTTGGCATGGTTTCAGCAAGGCCATATGCGAAACTGGCGCATCCAGCGCTTCCGTGGCGACAGTGATGCCCATGTGTCGTTCATCCGTCTTGAAGCCCAGATCGAGGCATTGGCATTCTGATGGCAACCTCACCAACATCCCGCAGACTAAATCTGACGCGAGATCAGCTCGCAACATTTCTGACCGATCAGCAACAGATCAGGCAGTTCGAGTTGCTGTTTTCCACTGTGGATGAAATTCAGGTAATTGTTGGAACTGACTTTGAGTATCAGGCAGACACAGCAGCGGCCAATGCAAACAATGCGCTGGCTCAGATCAGTGCACTTGCGCAAGACACCGAAGTCGATGACGCTGTGCTGAATGCCAAGGTGCAGCAGGCTTTGGATGCCATCCCACGCTTGGCCAAATCACTTGACTTGCTTGCATTGGCACCTGTGCGTAACAATGTAGAGCTGGCGCACGATGTAAATGGCATCTTGCCTTATGCAAATCAAACCGCCTCAGTGCGATCTAATCAGGTGCTCACATGGCTTTCGATGTAATCACACCCACAAAACTTGGCCAAGCGGCCATCACCACAGGCGTGACCACGCTGTACACCGTACCGGCCAGCACACGCACACTGCTCAAAGAATTCAGCATTGCAAATACCACAGCAGCGGCCATCAACGTGCGTGTGTTCTTGGTTCCGTCCGCAGGCGCAGCAGGCACTGGAAATGCTTTCTTGTACGATGTTTCAGTCCCAGCCAATAATGCACTTCAATACAACGGCATCGAGGTGCTGAACGCAGGTGACACTATCCAAATCCAAGCCGCATCCGCAGGCCTGACTATCATCGCCAGCGGTGGCGAAGCCACATAAGGAGAATGAAATGACCGTATCCATCAAGGTGCTGATCCCACCAAAGCAGGCCGAAAATGCCCAGACTACTCAATACACCGCAGTCAACTGCAAGGCATTGATTGACAAGTTCACAGCAACCAACACCACGGCAGGCAATGTGACGATCAGCGTCAACTTGGTGACCACTGGTGGCACAGCTGGCGTAGCCAACTTGATCGTGGATACCCGCAGCATTGCACCAGATGAGACCTACACATTCCCAGAATTGGTTGGCCAGGCACTGGAGTCTGGTGGATTTATCTCCACCATTGCCAGCGCAGCCACATCACTGACCATCCGCGCATCTGGCCGCGAAATCACTTAATCAAGGAGAACAGCATGGACAAATTTATGATGATGCCCAAGGGCTTTATGGGCCTGCCGATGGATGAAGGATTTATCACCACAGCCGAAAACAAGAAGAACACCCAGATTGTCATTGAGGACTGGATGCTTGGCCCTGAGAACCCAAGCAACGAACCAACGGCCAACAAAACCTACTGGATCGCTGTGGGCAATGCCATGCAGTGTGATGAAAAAGAGTCTCGTCGTCGTCGTTGCTCGAACTGCGAATATTACGATAACAGCACCATGACACAGGCCAAAATGGAGCGCATCCCACGCAATGACTGGGACACCGATGCTGGTTTCCGTGGCTACTGCACCAAATTCGAGTT